GGATGACTCCATTAGTATATGACCCACAAGACTTCACTCCAAGAAAAGGTGTGATGACTAGATATGCTAAGAAAATGATTAGACCAGAGTTTTATGGTACAATTAATTGTAAAGACTTGAACTTAGTGTAGTTTAATTAATCTTTACTAACCTCTTAATATGAGGAGGTTAACTTAGTTGAAAAACCCCTACTTTTTGTGGGGGTTTTTCTTTTACAATGATATTTATATATGAATTATAATTCATAATTTACTAGCCAAAGTAGTCACTAAACAAGGTTAGTATAAAAAAATTAAACAATCCTGAGAGTAGTGACTCAACATTAGGAGAAAAAAAAATGGCAAAAAGAATCGGAAAATATAAAGTTTCCAACAAAGAAAGTGCAATATCCGCTTTAGATGGTGGTAAGTTAACTGGAATTATAGAAGGAAGTGCTGGAAAGGGATTTGCAAATGGTATGGCTGATGTATCAGGTTTAACAGCAGTAACATTATCTGCAGATACAACATTAGCAGTGGACACTCATTCAGTTCAAGTGGGTAAATATGTTAATATAGCAACAGATGCTAAAACATTAACATTACCAGCAGTTGTAGTTGGTGCTACTTTTATTATTGTAAATTCAGCAGCTGATGGTGGTGCTTTATTAACAATATCACCAAATTCAAATGATAAGTTTTTAGTTGATATTGCTGGTGCAGCTGGTACTGATAATAAAGATATTATCAATACAAAAGCTACACAAATACAATATGACTATGTTAAATTAGTTGGTTTAAGTGCTGATGGATGGTTAATTGATGACATTCGTGGTACTTGGGTTGACCAATCTTAATAACTAAACCTTAAAACAATAACTTAAAAGGGTGGGAATTATCTCACCCTTTTTTGTTTTCTTTGATATTTATATATGAAGAATAATACCCATTTTGGAGAATGTAAATGTCAAAATTTAATTTTTTATACGAAGACCCAGCATTAGCATTAGAAGTTACTGGTTCTACACCACACGGAATTTATGATTCAGATTCAGAATTTCAAACAGATAGTTTAACAACTTGTAAATATGTTGCGCAAAAACTTGGACATCCAGTTATGCAACTTGAATTTAATAGTGGTTCAATATATGCTTGTTTTGAAGAAGCAGTATCAGAATATTCACAACAAATCAATCATTACAATACAAAGAATTGGATGTGGGAACATTATGGTAATACATCAACTGGTTCTAATTTTAGCTCAACGGGTTCTCATCAAGCTGAAACTCCAAATGGTGGAATGTCTTTATTCACATTATCAGAACAATACGGACAAGCTGTGAATGTTGGTGGAAACGCTACATTGTTTACAGGTTCAATAACTTTAACAGGTTCTCAACAAGTTTATGATTTACCAACTGAGGCTAGTTTAGAATCAAGTATTGGAAGTGGAAATAGATTAGAAATACAACGAGTATTCAATCAAGGCCCAGCTGCTATATCTAAATTCTACGACCCATTTGCTGGAACTTATGATAATATTGAATTATTGGATTCATTTGGATTTGGTAATGTATCACCAGCAGTTTCTTATATATTAAGACCAATATCATATGATTTGGCTAGAGCAAATGCAATTGAAACAAATGACTTGGTTAGAAAAGCAGCGTATTCATTTGAATTGGTGAACAATAAATTAAGACTATTTCCAAGACCAGAAGATGATGATGCTGGTGAAAAAATATATTTTCATTATTATAAAAGAAATGATAGAATTGATGTAACACAAGATTATACTTTAAATAAAGTATCCGACCCATCAAACATACCATACAAATTTATTACCTACACAGAAATAAATTCAATGGGTAGAAATTGGATTCGTAAATACACATTAGCATTAGCGAAAGAATTATTAGGTATTATAAGAAGTAAATACGCTTCAATGCCATTACCAAATGGTGAGGTATCATTGGATGGTGAGGCATTGAAATCAGAAGGTAGAGAGGAAAAAGCAAATCTATTAGAAGAGTTGAGTACATTCTTAGAAGCTATTAGTAAAAGAGAACAAGCCACTGCTGAACAAGAAGTTGCAAATGCTCAACAAGAAGTATTGAATAAAGCACCATTGAAAATATACATAGGATAATTAAATGTCACAAACAAAACCATTTTTTATACCACAAAAAGAATTTGATTTAATTAATCAAATGAATGAAGAATTGATTGACGAAATTGTCGGACAATCAGTTGACATTTATAAAATAAATATTGATAAAACTGAAGATAATATGTATGGTGAATCAACGGCTAAATACTATGATATTGGATTTAGAGTTAATTGTTTGATAAATTATAATGAACCTGAAATCATACAAGACGAGTTTGGTGCTGATTTAAATTCTTCAATTGAAATGTTTTTCCAAAGAGAAAATCTATCAAGTGGTTCATTGAATTTCTATCCTGAGATAGGTGACATTGTGGATTGGAATGATTATTATTGGGAAATCAATGGAACAACAGAACCACAATTATATGGTGGTCACCCAAATTACAAACATAACATTGTAGCGACAGCACATCGTTCAAGATTATCATCATTACAAATAGAAGAGAGGCCAAGATAATGAGTATTGAATTAATGAAACAAAAATTTATGCAAAAACCAATTACATCTCAACTTGAAGAAAAAGTACAAGATAAAGAAAAAATTATAAAAAATTTAGAAAACAAAAATATTGACTTATCTAATAAAATTTATAATTTAGAAAATCAAAAGTCTAATCTTCTAAAAGAATTAAAAAAAGCTAGAAATTTTGAAGAAGGAACTTTTACAATAAAAGAAAAAGACTTCTTAAAAGAAATAAAACTAAAAGATAGAGAGGTTAGGAGATTAAAATCACAATTCAATCCTTTTAATGAAAAAATTAATGAACAAAAAGAAAGACTTTCTTATAAAGATGAAGTGATTGAAAAAGCTAAAAAACTTAATAAAGAATTAAACGAAAAACTAAATAAGTTAAATTACAAATTAAATCACGAAACTAAAAATAGTAAAAAAGTTGTCAATGAAGTTAAGATGGAAAGAAAAAGAGTATATCAAGAATATATAAATAATTTAGATACATATGAAAAAGCTTTAGTATCTAAAAATGATAAAATTGACAATTACAAAACTAAATTAAAAGAATCTTTAGATAAATTAAAAGAAGCTAACAATTTAATTATCAATCTAAAAAAAGACATTAAAGTTAATAAAAATGTAAGACAAGAATTAAGAGAGAAAAAAGAAGAAATTACAAATTTAAATGGGCAAGTTTATTCTTTATCAAAAGAGGTAACACACCTTTCAAGTTTATCACAAGAAAATTCTATATTAGAAGCTAAATTAGAAAAAGCTCAAAGTTTTCAAGATATAATAGTTGATAGAAAAGATGAGTTTGATAAATTTTTAAAAGAAACAAATAATTTAAGCACATTTAAATTAATCAATGTATTGACAGATGTTTCAAGAAAAAAACAAGGTATTGAAAAATTAACTTGGAATGATTGGTTGAAAATACCAGAAAGTAACTATTTATTTAATTTAGATGAAAATATAGCTAAAAAAATATTTAACGAAAGTCAAATGATAATTGATAAATCAAGAATATCTATGAAAGGTAATTTAAATGAAGCTAGACATTATAGTGCAGGTAGAGGAGATGCGCCAGATAATAGATTATTACCATTAAAGTTTAATAATATAAAAGGATACTACTCATCATTAGAATTATCGGATGGTACAGGTAATTTTCCAGCAGATGGTGGTGACATTACTACATGGCAAGATTTAAGTGTTAATAAAAATCACTTAGTAACACCTGGTTCAACACACGATGGTACTACATCAGGATTATCAGGTAGTGCAACAATTGGAGCACCATCACGAAACACTACAAACAATAGTGTGTTTTTTGATAGATTGGATGGAGAATCTGATGCTGATTATTTGAACTTTAAAAATAAAATGACATTTGATGAAATGACTGTTTTTATGGTGGTGGAAACAACTGGTTCTACTGGAACTCATATTCACAAATATTTAGAATCATATGATGATGATAGTGGTGTTAGTTCATTTACTTTAAACAATAGTTCAAATATGCAGTATAGAGTTAGAGGAGATGATGGGACAACTGATACTGGAAATGTCACAATTGGTGATGGTGGAGGAGGAACAGAAGCTGTTAAACATTTGATAACAATTACAAAAACAAAATTTTCAACCTCAGCACCAACGGGTTCTATTTTGAAACTTTATGTTGATAATGATTTAGAAGATATTATAGATGGAACTGGATATAATGATAAAGTTCCAATTAATGTAGACCATATCGCCGGTAGTGCTACAGGAAAAACAAATGGTTTTAAAGGACATTGGTATGAATTAGCTTTATATGATAGAGTTTTAACAGATAATGAACTTTCACAATCACAAGCATACTATATTGAAAGAACAAATATTTAAGGATAAACAATGGCTGTTCAACAAATCACACATAAGAAAATTACGAAGTTTGATACTTCTAATCCTAACTACAAGGAAACACCTATACCTAAACAAGAGGTTAATGGTAATGTTAAGGATGATGAAGATGTTTATGGTGAAAGAAAACATACTTACACACCTGAACCAAATGGTAATTTACAAATGGAACAGATGATGGGTAAGTTGATGAATAAATTAGACAACTTTGATACACCAAGTCAAACAGGTGTGAAAGCCATTGAAGTAGATATTAAAAAAGAAATTTCAATTGGTAAAGTGGATATGTCAGAGATTAAATCAGAAGAAGTAAAAGGTAAAGTTAATAATAAATTGGATAAATTAAAAAAACTGAGAAGACGAAATGGCAGTTAATAAAATTACAAACAAAGGTGTGGTGAATAAAGAATTAGTCAATAGGGCTAATGAGGTATCCACTAAAGGAACTACAATTCGTGGTAATAGGGAAACAACCATCATACCAGGTAATAACTTTGCTGATAATTACTCCATTACTTTAAAAGACGTTGATACTGCAGTTTTGAATCACGTTAAGAATGTGATGAAACCAAGAGTTAAAGAAGCTAATGAAACTTTTAAAATACCTGTTTATTATGGTAATGAAGAAAGATGGAAAGCTGTTAGAAAAAGAGGAGTATTAAGAGATAAAAACAATTCATTAATCTTACCATTAATTATGTTAAGAAGAACAGAAGTTACAAGAAATGATTTATCAGGACAATCTTTTCCTCATGATTTAAAAGGTAAATATGTTGATGTGGTTAGAACAAATAAATGGAGTAAAGATAATCAATACGATAGATTTTCAGTTCAACAAGGAGTTCAACCTGTTTATGATGTAGTTACAACTGGAATGCCAAACTATACTGACGTAACTTACGAATTTATTCTATGGACAAACTTTATAGAACAAATGAATCCATTAGTGGAATCTTTTGTAGACCAATCACATACATATTGGGGTGATGGAACGAATAACAAATTCTTATGCACGATTGATAGTGTATCAGATGCTTCAGAAATGAATCAAGACGGTGAAAGATTTATTAAATCAACATTTACAGTTACTTCAAAAGCTTATTTATTACCAGAATATTTAAATTCTGTAATTACAA